GTACCAGTTGTACTCCTACCTATCAACTTGTTAGTTGCCATAGATGTTGATATAACTGGTGTAGTTCCACCACTTGAAGTTATAGGACTTGTTGCAGTTACTGATGTTACTCCTCCACCTCCTCCTCCTCCTCCAGTTGATGATATAGTACCTCCTGATATTGTTATATTTGTTCCTGCTGTTATTAATGAGCCATCAGCTGCTAATATTTGAGATGATGTACCACTTGGTATCTTAACTATTGACTGCTCTCCTTCTTGATTAATAGTAAACTTATCAACTCCATTCTTATTAATTGTAATAGGATTTCCTGTTGATGATGCTCCACTATTTACTACTAAACCTTTATTTGATGTACCTAAATTAGATTCAATTGCAACAGTACCCTCTCCGTATGTAACAATAGATTTGCCCCCTAATGAGTATGCCTCAATTGCATTTCCATTACTAACGTTATTACTCTGTAGTGTTATCCCAGTACTCATTTCATCTACATTTGACACCCCATTAGATGTAAATTGAACTGCAGTACTATCAAGGTCAGTATTAACACTATAATCAACCTTAATAGCTCTATAACCTCCATCAGTTGTGTAAACATCCAATGTAAATATATCACTTGCAATGTCATTAGTTATTAAATGTATCTCCTGTTCAGTTGCAGTGTTTCCATTATCTAATACAGATTGTAAATTTTGATCTCCTGTATTAGTTCCACTTATTGTAGGCTTATTTAATATTTGAGCATCTCCACTAACTGCATTCCAATCAGCATTAACATTTACTTCAGCCCCTGTTGCAATACCACTTAATTTACTCTTTTCAGCAGTTGTATAATCATTTAAACTTGCTCCTGCTAAAGTACCATTTCCTAAAGGAATAGTTGCATCTGTTCCTGTATCTGAATTAATAGTAAAATTAGTTGCAGTCTGAGTTGGAGATAAGTTTGTAGTACTTACAATAGATGTAAGAGGAGTTGTTAAACCATTGTCTAATAACACATTCAATCCTGTACCACCTGATTTTACAAACTTTGTAGCAGTAACATCTCCTGTATGTTCAACTCTGAAAACAGGAGTATATACATTATTTAATACTTTTACTCCTTGAAAATAATCTGTTGTATTTGCATCTTCACTTTTAGCAAAAAAAGCAGCATAAGGGGAAGATGCTGTTGTTTTTAATCTAACATAAAATGGAATATTGTCAAGTCCATCTACATCTACAGTAACACCTCCAATAAAACCAGGAATTGTTGATGGAACCTGCCCATTTATACTTATTGTTATAGCATCAGGAGACACATTAGATTGAGTTTGTAATGGGACATTAACTATAATAGAAGCAGCTGGTCCTGAAGAAACTGGAGTTCCATAGTCAAATGTTTTAGTTCCAGTTATAGTTTCAACTCCAGTTTTATGTACAACATCTGAGTCTACAGTAATAAATGGACTAGTACCATCTTCACCATCATTAATAAAATCAGAAGTTTTAGTAGGTTTGTTTTTAATAAAAGGCCTACCTGTAGTAGCATTCCAATCAGATTGTTCTTCTAATAATAAATGTCCTGTCCCTAAATCTTGCCAATAACAATCATTAGTAGGAGGATATTGATTATCCTCTACAAGACTTTTATATACATGTCCTTCAAACCAAACAAAACAATCTAAGATATAAGGATTACCTAATACTGTAGAATGATTTGGTGACCACTCTGTAGCACTTAAAGGACAATCTAAGTCTTTTTTTCTCACTAAACATCTTACTTGGTCAACTAACCAATTAATGTCTTTTTTTATTTTAAGTAATTCTAACATGATCTATATTATTATGGTTTGTTTACCTGTTTCCTGTACCTCTTTCCAATAATAGAAACTTGCTCTATTTTGATCTAAATCTAATTCTTCATTATAAGGTAATCTATTTGTATAGTTTGCTTTATAAAAAAGTCCTGTATCAGTAGGAGAAACTCCTGCATTGTGAAGTATCCAATATTTTTCTACTGAAGAAATGCTATCTGTACTCCAACCAAAATCTAATCTAGAGTCTACTTTTGTTTCATAACCTTTTAACCAAATATTCCAAAGTAAAGACCACATACCTGCTGTCCATTTTTGAATTGAATAGTCTCCTTCATATTTTTTAATGTGAAGATGTTCTGTATTACAAAAGTAAGAATAAAGTTTGACACTATCACTCTCTATTTTATTCCAAAATTCAAAATTTTCTCCTATAGTAATATATTGAGCTCCTCCTGAATTACTATTCATTAACTTAGGTATCAGTTTATCTATACCTACAATGTTACACATCTCTTCATAAATATGATTACCTTTTTGTTGTATGTAATCATGATTAATATAAGAGTTAGTATTACTTAAATACCATACCTTTCCTGACATTGCCCAATCTACTTCAGGAGATCTTGTAAATATTATATCACAATCATGTAAAAACAATCTCTGACCTATTAAATCTGGGTTTGCTTTCATGTGGTTACTCATCAGATTAAAATAAATAGAAGGTATGTAACTTTTATCTACTCTAGTATCATTATAAAAAAAGAACCTAATTGTATTGTAATGATTTTGTAGCTTTCTCCAAATTTCAGGAACTACATTATTATCTATAGCACAAAGGATGTCAATCTTATTAGGATTGACACCTTGTTTTTTAAAGTTATTTATTACTGTTTCTACCTGCCAAGTATAAAAATCATTTGCAGGTTGAGCACAAATATATCTCATATTCTATTAATTTATACTGCTTGTTCCCAAAAAAATCCACTACCTCCACCTGGACAAGCATTACCAATAAATGTAGTTACTGCAGTCCAACTATAAGTTCCTGCTGGAAGTATAAGGGGACTACTAAATTGAGGATAAACATAGGTTGTTACATTTAGAGAAACGCTTACTGTTACTCCAAGACTATTTGTAAAGGATACAGTATTGGTTAAATTTCCAGTATAATTACTATATTGAGTACCAAAATATCCAGTAGCAGTAATACTAGCAGAATTTCCTACTATTATTATAGTTCCACTGTGATTAATTACTTGTCCAGGATACTCACATACATCTTCTACAACTGGATTTGGTGATCTATCACGAACACCGTCTCCTATAAGTTCTACTGTATTAATAGGAAAACATGAAATTGGAGTTCCAGTAAATACTGAACCATTCCAATACTTAGAGTAATTACCATCACAATACATACCTGCAGGTGCAAGAGTAGTCATAGCAAGATTTGTACATAAACGATTAGCTTGAAACCAATCATCATTCATATAGTAATTTAGAGTTGGAAGAGTACCATTTTCAAAACCTGCACAAGCTTGTTGAGCAGTGCCTTGACTACCTGAACTTACTAAACTTGTAGGATATTGATTTTTTATTAGTCTTACTGAATAACCAAAACTACCTTCACGCCCATTTCCAACCCAAACATCATCACTATTTGCTTCTATTTGAAAATAGTCTCTTGAGTCTCCTGCACACCAAAATGCTGCTTGACTAAATTGACTTCCTCCTATTTCGTTAAAACCATAATCTCTACCCCATCTCCAACCTCCTGGAAGACATGTAAAACCTGAACTATTAGTAGATCCATTAGGAGTTGTTGCACTTGTCCATAGTGAACTTCCAGTTGATTTTAGTTTGTTTCCTGAAATAGAGTTTCCTCCTAAAAAGTCTGACAATACTTGGAAATCGTAAATTGAAGGTACACGCCAACCTACTGGAGCTATATATTTAAGTGGAGTGCTAGAGTTATTATCGTGTATTCCTTGTACAGCATACCAATTATACAGTCTACCATAAATAACACCATTTTCACGAACATTGTGGTAATAACACCAGGCTCCTGTAGTTAAATTATTCCACTCTTCTTGAGTACCTAAATGTTGTGGAATAGCAGTACCATCTCTATATTGAGCAGTATTTAAGTTACAAAGAGCCCAAGTCTGTGTACCAATTACTACTTCACTATCTTCACAACTATAAGTAAGAGGAGGTAATTGACCTATGTTTAAATCTACTTGAGTACCACAAGCTCCTGTTGCTACAACTCTAATTATAGTTGCATTATTTGGAACATTTAATACAGAGTACCCTGCTAATAATTGTGCTTTTGTAATTCCTGTTACAAGAGGAGTGCTATAATTTATATTAGAAAATAAATTAAATACTGTTGTATTTGCTCCTGCTACTGATAATTGAATTGTTACTGTCATGATTATACTTTTATATTATTTTTTTTTATGTTTATACTCCATATACTGCCCCAGTTATTAAACAAGGGTCTGCAACATTATTAGTAAACTCATTACTTGTTATAGTTGATGTCCCTTGTACTAAACAAAGAGAAGGGTCTGTAGTAGTAGTGCTTGTTGTAGTACTAGTAGTAGTACTAGTAGTACTAGTGGTAGTAGGTGGTACAGTAGTTGTACTAGTAGTAGTGGTAGTAGTAGTGGTAGTAGTGGTAGGAGGAACATAGTCACAAACATCAATTGCTGTAATTACTCCACTTACTGTTGTAACAATACTTATTTGATTAATATTTTTAAAGTATGTTATTAGATCAGTAGTGTTTGGTTGAAACCAGAAAATTCCATTTGTAACTTTAGCACAATCAGTTCCATCATAATTATTATATATTATTTGCCCAATAGCTAATGTACTATATTGCATATCTATATAACTTATTCCTGTACCTCCTGTTATAGGTACTGGTCTAAAATAGTTAAACGCATCGCAAGCTTCTGTAGAAGAAGTACCAAAAATCCAACTTGGATCCCCTGAATTATTACAAGCATTTATTAAATTACCATTAATTAAACCTGTTGGTCTATTTACACATGCTGTTGTAGTACTAGTTGTACTTGTTGTAGTAGGTACTGTACTTGTACTAGTTGTTGTACTACTAGTTGTACTAGTAGTAGCAGGAGGACATGTAGTTGTAGTTGTTGTACTTGTTGTAGTTGGAGGTCCAGTTGTTACAGGGGGTTCAGTAGTTGTACAAGCAGGTTCAGTTAGTGTCAGGCCTTTTTTTTTTAAACATGACCCTATTTTATCAAACTTATACTTGATTGTAACATAGTCTTTTTCTTCTTGATCTACTGCTAGAAACTTGTCTTGATAATAGAAACTTAAATAATAAGAACCAATAATAGTCAACATAGTATCTTTTGTTTCTACAGTTCCATATACTTTTTCATGTAGTAAACTGCAAAGTACTTCTTGAGTATAAAGACAAGCATTGTTTTCTGTAACTTGATTTATAGCAGTTTGATATATAGGATAGTTAACTGTATTAAAAGCTTGAGCTTTCATAAAAGTTCCCAAATAGTCTTCACATTGATTACACTCTTCACAATCTTTACATTTACCACATCCACATACAGTTTGTTCTGTCATTGAAATGAAAGAAGTTAATAAATTGTTGTAGTATTTAATAATAAAAGAAGTTGCTGTTTCTGTAGAAGAACTTAAGTAAACAGAATATTCTCCATCTACTGCAAAAGTTAAAACTACTGTCTGATTAGGTATAATTACTCCTGTTTTTACTTCAGCAGTTGTTTCACAAGTTACTGTACTTACATGGTAAGTAAGATCTACTGCTCCATTATTCTTAAGTGTATAAGTGTCTTTGTATTTTAAGTATGTGTAATTCAAAGCCATGGGAAAGTGTTTTAAGTGTCAAATATACAAAATAAAAAAACATCTCTATAAAAATAGAGATGTTTTATTAAATAGCTTTATTTTAATCTTTCTTTTGATTAGTCAATCAAAGGAGTATTAGTAATAAAAGCAGTCAAGAAGTTTTTTATAGAGTTTCCTAAGTTACAGTCATCACACTCATATGCAAAGATTGTACTTAATGGATTACTATATTCTTGCCATCCTGACTCAGAAGTCTGATTATATTCCAAAATAATTTGGTCATAATTAGTATTCTTATCAGCCAAGTAAGAGATATTACCATAAGCAGTACCTGTTACTCCTGACAATTTGTAAGGCCCTGAACCTGCATTTCCTGAAGCATGGTATTCTTTTTGTAGAATGTTGTTACCAGTACCTTCTGCATATACAGGATATTGATTAACAGTAGTTGCACCTGAACATCCAAAACCTTCAATTAGAGAAACAATAAGAACTGTTTCCAATAATTTGTAGTAGTGTAAGTTTACTTGACAGAAAGAACCAATAGAAAGAGGTTGACTTACTAATTGAAAATCAGCAAATACTTGAGCAGCAGCTAAAGCAGTTGAATTAAATACAATTAATCTTGCAACATCAGCATCAGTCATAACTGCACCAGCAGCATAGTTAGCAGAAGTTCCATGTGTAGCAATAGTCAAAGTTTGTCTTGCAACAGGTTGAGCTAAAACTAATTTAGATATGTCAGCATTAATGTTAGTTATAAATAACTGAGTCAATACATTAGCATCTAATGAACCACATCCTTCAGCACAATCATCACAACAAGGAGTTGTTACCAAGAAAGCTTTGCTAAATTGGTTATACCCTTGAATTCTATTGATTTTTGCATTACGGAATTCTATTCTTACTCCATACTCAGTATCACACTCAGCTTTGAAGTTACCTACAGTTACCTTCATAGGGGCTCCTGTTGAACAAAGTTTTTCAGTAAAACCTACTACACCTTGTCTTTGTATTACTTGACCTGCAGAAGTTCTGTAGTCAATACCTCCTGAAGGAGTAGTGTAAGCCAAAGCAAAGAAAATTTCTTTAGGCATTGGACTTGTAAATTGATCTACAGCTAAGTTAGTAGCTGCATCAAATGCACCTAATTGACCTACAGCTAAATTTTCTATAGATACTCCTGTTCCAGGATCTAAAAGGTTACAGTTAGTCACTGGTAACACTTTAAAAACGTCATTGTTACGATTACTCATGATTTCTTAATTTATTAATTAAACAATTTGATTAAAACCTAACTTACTGATTTTACCCTGTAAGTCTGAAGTTTGCACTTCACATGCAGCAAGCATTACTGCTATATCAACAATTTCCCTATGGGTGTGGTCTGGGAGATCACAATTCACAGCACCTAATAAGGTGACACCTGAGGGATGAGCATATGACCCTGTTCCAAAATCTTGGGCATTATGTACATAAGCTGGTTTGCGTATATAAGACAACTTTGCTTCATTTATTGTAAAGGTACCATCTGTAAAAGTTTGGATACCTTGTGATTCATAAACTCCATTTACTTCTCTCCATTCAAAAGAACTATTATAAAACTCACTTTCTTCAAATAAGTCATTGTGTTCTCTTATATAAAGAACTGCTTCTTTATCTTTACAATTTCTTTTTGACAACTTTAATCTACCTCTTACAAAGTATAAATAGTTAGAAGGTAAGGTAATAACATTATTTGTTACAGTATTCCATGTTCCTCCAACAACAAGAGTCTTAATATCCTCTATTAATCTTTGAGACATTTCAAAACCAAGACCATTATCAGCTTTAGGTTGTGCAACTCTTTTAATAAAAAGTTCAATAGCTTCATTAAGAAGCCAGTCAATTTCAGGGACTAATAGTCCCTTATTTTTTTGACTGTCTATTTTATTAAACTTCTGTTTGAAGTCATAATGCATTTCCCTAGTTGTCATAACTCTTAGTTATTAATTTTAGACAATATTAGAAGTTTAATATCCTGGTTTTCTTCTTTAGAAAGGTATTCTGCAACTTCAATTTCATCAATACCTAAAGGAGAATCCATGTGGAATATTCTTTGTCCTTCTCTTCTTAACACTGATTTTTGAAGAGCTTCTAAAACAAGAGCATGTGATGCTGTTTGTTTTTTATCCATATTCAAAAATCTTAAAAACTCTCCTGCATCTTTGGTAATGATTTTATCAAGTTCTACAGCTACAAAGTCTGCAGATTGATTCTTCATATTCTTACCTCCTAATACAAGTATCAATTGTACTTTCCTATCTAATGATAATTTAGATGCTTCAATGATGGCAGTATTCTTTTGTTCTACTTTACTTGCCATTACTGATGCTTGTTCTGCTTCATCAAAAATAACATGAGTAGCTTCTGGCCACATCCCTAGATCATATTCTGCCATTGAATTGGCAACATACTTACTAGCTTTCATCACTCTTACTTTAATATAGTCTAGAGGATTATCATTGTCAAAGAACATTGTGTTATTTTCTAACTTTATAATTGCCATTCCTGAATCCCAAAATGGGTGAGGAGCTTCTGAATTATAATGTGGAGACAAATCATAGTTTACTCCTTTTTTAGCTAACTCTTTAATGTCAGCTTCTGATAGCCCTGTAGCATACCTCATTGTAGTAGCATCTACTAAAGCTTGAATTTTTTTTGGTCTTGTGAAAGACTCTTGACCTGTTTTGTTGTGCCATCTTTTTGACTCAATAGGTCTGATTTCAACTTTTACTGAACTCATAATTTACAATATTTATAATGAACTTAAGGAAATCCTTTTTCCCTTTACCACCAAAAGCTCCTTGTTACAGGAGCTTTTTAGTAGTTATAAGAAATCTTAGTTACGAGACAAGATTAATTCTCCACATTTAGTAATGTCATGGATATGGATACCACATGATTTTTCAACATGCATTTCATAGTAAGAACCAGAGTGTGCAGAAGAACCACCATTTTTAGGACCATAAGGACCATACATACCTTCAACATAAGTAAAGGCAAAACCATCTTTCTTGTTCATGATTTTGATGTTAGAGTTTTTAGATTCTCCTGAGAAGTCTAAGAATGTAATTCTTTGAGACTCAATTGGGAAACCTGTAACTTCATCAATTTCAAAGTTAATCTCTCTATCATCATAAAGAGGATTGTGGATTAACTCAAGAGATGCACCATTTGCCATGTTATATTTCACAAATTGGTAACCTGCTTCAAATGCATTAGTGTGTACTGTGCTTGTCACTTTATTAGTGTAAACCTCAATATTTTTAATGAAACCTGATTTGTTTTGCCAATCTTGGATAGCTCTGTGAAATTGTAACATTCCATACTCTCCTGTGAATCCTTTAACCTGTCTTCCAGCACCTGGCTTAACACGAGAATAAAAGATATCTTGCAAGTACTCTTCAATTAACTTAGCAGTTAAATGAGAATATCTGTGTTGGTGAGAATCTTCCAATTGCTCTTGGATTCCAGGACCCATTCTTACTGGTCTACCATTAGCACCTAATACAGTATCTGCAGATCTTGAATACCAATATCCACGTTCTACTTCTCTGTACCATTGTTGCCAATATTCAACTTCAGCATAACGCATCCATGAATTGTGATAAGCACCTTTAGAATCAGGAATAGCTACAGCCAATACTTCAGTAGAAGCATAGTCAGTAATTCTGTATTCTTTTCTGTACTTAGACATTCTGTTTCTGAAGGCAATTGGCAAACTGAATACAGTTGAACCTGATTGCTCAGCAGCTTCCTCATATTGAGAGAAAAGTTTACCCCATTGTTGTCCTGGTTTCAAATATTTAACAGGCATAAATGCTTGTGGGTCATCTGAGTTCATTCTTACAGTGTAGACAGTACCATCTCCATGTTTTACTCCTTGATTCTGTACACGTACTTGGTATTTCTTGTTAGAAGTACCTGGCATGATAACATCTCCTGGTAAGTACCAGTTCTCATCAAGTTTGATTTTGAATGTTTTTTTGAATTTTCCTGGAGTAGTGTTACCCACTGCTTCAACATTTTCTACAACAACTAGAGGTCTAGTGTTTGCACCTTTCAACTCCCATTCCCATTCTGTGTTACCAATAGTTTCTTCTGTTTTAGAGTTACCCATCAACAAAGAAGACATTGGATTATCAGAGTAGTAGTTTTGAGCTGAGAACAATTTGTCCATTTCTCCAAGAATACGATGTGGTTTAGCAATCAGAGCAGCACCTAAGTGAGATTGCTCAGTCATGTTGGCATTCCACTCCATCTCTTTAACGAGAAGCTTGCTTCCTAATGTAGCCATTTTGATTTAATTTTAAGTTAATAATTAATTTAGTTTATCCCTCTAGCATATCCCAAAGGGCCTTTTTATTGGATTTGTGACCTCCACTTTCTGAATTTGATAATTCCTTTCTGTCAACTCTTTCAACAGCTTCTCTGACTCCTCTTGCAGCTTGAGTTTGTTTCTTTCTCTCAATAGCACTAAAGTCAAAATCTGTTTTTAGAAGTTTGGCTAAAAGAACTATCTTATCTTTGTCAGCCATCACTTTAAATAAGTCTGCTTGCATTTCACTTACAAATCTACCATCTTGTAATTCTACATTAGGCTCTGAGATATAAGTTGGAAGAGTTGTCTTATCTTGTTTAGATAAAGGTAATCCTCCAGTTTCATTCAAACTATTAATATGACTAGTAATGTTAGTCTTATATTCTCTAGCTTGTTTTTTTCTACTTTCTGCAATATCTTTTTGTCTTTGGACTTGTCCTGCAGTCTCATTTTCTTGATCTGCAATAATCTTATCATAAGATTTTTTAGAAATAGTTTCTAATTTTCCACTGTCTTTTAAGAACTCTATTTGAGAATCTATATATTCTTGGTCATAACCTTGGTTCTTTAAATCCATTGTTACTGCAAGAATTTGAACATCTTCATTATCAATATCACTATCTTTAGTAATACCTGAAGTTGCATGTTGAATCATCTTTCCTAGTAGTTCTCCAACATTACCTCCTTTAGATGCAAACTTTACTAAGTCTTTTATATCTTGAGGAAGGTCTTTAATTGTAGCTTCTACTTCTAACTCTAAAGCTTTTTCCCAAGAGTCTTCAAGTAAATGTTCTGCATCTTCTTCAGTAAGTTCTACACCATCTTCTAATTCATAATCTACAAGACCTTTTTCTTTTAAGAACTCAAGAGTCTGTTTATTATTTACATTAGTTACTGATTCTTTTTTACCTGAAGGAGTCTTATCTTCTTCCTCATCTTCAGTTTGAATTTTAGGAGCATCTTTTTCAAAAGTTTTAAACTGATCATCAATCAATTCTTGTTCTTTCTTTTCCTCCTCTTCTTTTGCAAGATCTTTTTCTGTTTTAACATCATCTTTTAATGCTACATCTACTGCATCAACTTCTAGATTAGTTTCTCCAAAAAAATCATGTTGTTGTGATGAATCATCCCATCCTGCAAATTGGTCAATGGTTTTCTCTGTTCCACTCATAATTGTGACAAATTTAAGTTTAATTATTTAATTAATTACATATTCAAAATTAAGGTTTACTATTTAAAGTATAATAGCCTTATTTTATTTTCCTGCTCCCTTTTGAGCAATTTCTTTAGCCTTTAGTTTATTTTTCTCTTTGTCATCCTGTATTTGATGATCAATTAATTTAGCTTGATTAGCAACTTGTGCTCTCTTAATTTCAGCATCAACTCCATATTTAGCAACTTCAAGTACATCAGGAGTGCCATCATTATCCTGGTCTTTATTAATATCAAATCCCATAGAAAGAATAGTTTGTTTCTGAATCTCAGTTTTTCTTCTTTCTTCTTCTTTAAGAGTAATCATGCCAGCTTCATGTGCCCATTCTTCTTTCTTAAACTCAAGTTCTTTTTGTTGGAAGTCTGCTTTAGCTTTTTCTTGTGCTTGTGCTTGAGCCTGCTCTCTATTACTTCTAAGTTCTTCAGAAACAAGTAAAGCTTCTTCAGCTTCTTGTATAGAATCTTGTTTAATAACTTTAAGAACATCTGACAATTCAATTTTTTGATTTTGCATTGCAGCATGAGCAA